GTTTGGAAATACATATTTAATGCTTCCGCTGGATTGTAATTCGTTCCGTTACCTAAATCTACTTCAGCTAAACCATCCATATCTATAAACACACCATCTGGCACCATTCTAGACATTACTTGTTGTAACTTCAAGTGGGTTAATTGGATCATATCCGCAAACCCTATACATTTACTAACTATAGATTCGATTCTACCTTTGTACATTCTAGGAGCGCATATAACGTAGTTCATTTCTACTCTAGTAGTATCTGCAGTCGGCCTAGACATATTTTCAGCTAATCTCCAATCTAGCATTGTATTTGATCCAATAACTTTAGCCCCTGTATATAGAACTTCAATAGTTCTCGATACTCTTTCGAAGTTATCGTTCTCCGGTGGGTTAAAAGTATCAGGTTTTTCTAATGCTTTTAATAAACCTTGCTCTGTTTGCTTTATTTTGAAAACTTGGTCCATATAAGTTTTGTATTCAAAATACATAACCTGCACAGTATTCTCGTCATATCCTCCTAATCCAGAAACATACTGGTTATTACCCGGCATCTTTTGGATTCTCTCTAATTCTTCTTTAGAGATATTTGGAAATTCTTTTTTAAGTTCTGGTATTGTGATTGATTTTACTTCTCCGACGTAGTATATGTCTGTAAAATTTGGATCTTCTGTATAAGAATGAACCATATAGGCAGGGTTTACATAATCAACTTTAATTCCTTCTGCTGTATTGAAGTTGGTTTTACCTGCTGCAATTCCTAATACAGTTAAATCCATATTAAGCCTTCTTCTTACTAGATCATATTTGTTTTGCGCAAATACGCTGGATATAGCTTCTTCTTCTGCAATTTCGATAGACTGTTTGTAGTCCAACTGCATGTGTAATTCTAATTCTTCTTTAGACTCAGGTAATACGCCTACCTCTGATGGCTGGTATAAATCAATTCCCAGGGTCTCTTTTAAGCTATCTAAAAATTCACGAGCCAACATGTCTTCATATATGCGAGAAGCATATTCTGTTCTTTTCTTCACCGAACTAGGATCCTGAGCATACGCTTTAATATCGTAGGTCTTCTGAGAAATTCCATTAACCACTATATCTACAAATTTAGATAATATCGGTACTGGTTTCCAGTCTAAATTCAAATAAGACAAATCACCATTTATAGATAATTCATCTTTATATTTTTGTACTGATTGTTCACCTCTAGCATATAATCGTAGTTGGTGATAATTGTTTGAGTTAGTTAAATATCTGTTACCGTTAGTTCGTCCTTGTCCAAACCATTCATATTCAATAGCCTGACCGACTTGCGTCCCATATTCTAAAGAAGCTTTTTCTGCGTCACTTACTATTTGACTTGGAAAGGCACTGTTAGTGTTTATATTCATTTAACTTATAATTTTTGATGACGAACCTTTGTTGTCGTATTTTTTAATACCTAAATTTACCGCTTCCCTCTTTACTGGATTAGATGGAGCGTATCTATTTTTGTTGCAAGCCATTAAAGCTAGCCCGGAACTTATGGAAGCATCGTGCTTAGTTCTGTTGTTTATGTTGAACTTGACCCAATCTTCTAACGTCCTCTGAAAATACATATCTCCAAATCCGTCCTCTCTCATTCCTACAAAATCTTCTATATATGATTCGATTGCAGCAGCATGTGCTTGTTTTATGTCTTCACTTGAATTCGGTATACCACCAAGTTCTCTTTCCGTGATTGATAATTTATTATATTTCTTATCAGGTCTGTTTATTGAAAATCCTCGATAACCTCTTCGTTTAAAGTGGTATAATAATCTAGGTTTATTATTCTCAGCTAGTATTGGCATTCCGTAGAATACACAAGCCATTAAAACATCTTCAAAAAATATCTCCGCTGTTTGAGGCCTAGCTATATATTCTAAAAAGAAATGGTTAGGAGGTACGTCCTCCATACTAAATTTTGTCAATCCGTGAAGAGCTCCATTAGAACCTCTTTTGTCAACTGTCCCGGAAATATCATAGCTATCACATCCAAAAGCACCACAGTGCTCATTACCTGGATATTTTAATCCTCCCTTCATTATTACACGGTTTTGGAGATTTATAGGTGGAACCCAAGAAATTATAAACCTACCACTCTTATTTGGGGTAAATATAACCTTTGTATCCTTAATACCATTCTCCCAACTAAAACTTCCTTTAGTAACCGATATAGAATTTTTAAGGTCTTCATTAAAATCTATTTGTTCGTATAACTTAGTTAAGTTAAATAATGATTGTTTCGATTCATCTCTGAATGCGTGTTTTGTTGTTCTTGGAAATTGCCTGTAGAATTCATTTAGACCATCTTGATCGCTTTTTAATCCTTCAACTTCATTATTCCAATAATCTATTACTCCTTGTTTTATAATGTCTCCTAAAGGCCCTTCAGCAGGTTTTTTAGGTGTTTCGAATACAGGGTGCCCATAAGAATCTATGTACCCCTCGTAATTCCATTCCATAGGTATAAACAAAGAATACAGCCCAGAACGTGTTTGTCCATTGGCATTTCTCTCTTCGACGTTTGAATCATCATATAGCTTTTTAAAGTTGTTTCCCCCTTTATCTAAAGCGTTTGACGTTGATCCCATCATACACTTACCTATAATTCTAGATCCTAATCTTAAACAAGTTTTGGTAACCCTCCAGTTGTTTAGTATATTAGTAGGTCTTTCCCATTTCCCACTCTCATCATGTACTAATAATCTTAATTTTTCCCCATCATAGGAGTTATCTCCTGTGTTCTTCCAGTCAATAGTGGTATCTAATCCTGATATTTCTTTAACTTTCTCATTCGAATCAAGCTTTCTCCTTGTGAATTTCGAAGCTGGAACCCTATAAGCAAGTTCTGTCTTCGGCCTGTCCATCCCATCCTGTATGGGTTTAAAAAAGAAAGGATAGTTGATAGAAATTGGTACAACTTTATCCGTAAACATCTTCTTTGCATCTGGTCCTGACTTTGACAGTATACCAAATCGTGAATCAGTAGACATTGTAGCTTGATTAACTGTTTCTCCTGAAGCCATAAAAGAAAATCCTGATCTTCTATTCTTAAGGTAACACATTCCATAACTTCTAGTATCCGCTTTACAAGCTTCCCAAAATATATAGAATAATCTGTTTGACTCTCTAAAATCCGGTTGCCCTACATCAATCTTAGACCACTGTAGATACATATAATGAGTACCTGTGATATAAGTTGGTTTTCCTTTATTAATAAACCATCGGCCTTCCTCTCGACGAGTGAATTCTTTATCGATATAATCGTAGTAGTCTTCCTTAAAATCCAAAGGATACTCTTCCCAATCAAATACGGTTTTTATTTTACTTAGTTCTTTAGGATATTCTGTGTGTTCCCATCTGTCATTGCTAAACTCAGCTACATCATTCTTTTTAGGTAAAGCTATCTTCAATCCTTGGATCTCATATATCTCCCCTATCTCTCCCGTTGTACTGATAACGACCATATCGTGGTCTTCATTATACCCATAAGCCCACTTCTTATACCTATTTTGTTGTTTTATAACCTTAGGTTTCACGTGATCCTTTAGGACCTTATATAGAGTTTGCTCGTACATTACTTTTTCTTGGATCTACCTTCGGCAAAACCCTGAAAAGATTTTTCTTCTTTCTCTTCTTTAGGCTTCTCGTTTAATATATCTTCCTCTAGTGTTATACGATTAAGTATTTCAAAAGCATCGAATATAGCTAGTTTCTTGGTAGCAGCAGCATTCTTTAGCTTGTCGGCAGAAAGATCATCTTCCGCTCCTGTATCAATAATAGGCGCTTCAGAAACTTTAATCAGTTCTAAAACCGCTATTTTCCCAGCTTGGATGATTCTCAACTTCGTCTCCTTTGTATTCATATTTAATTACAATATCATTAGATTTCATACAGTATATCCTCTCTCCCTCAATCAAAAATTCCCATTCCCCATTTGGAGTATATCCAATAAGGTCTCCTGGATTGATTTTAAGCGCTTCTAAGGACTTATTTCCATACTTTAGTATACCAATAAGTTTTTCCTCTTTATCAAGCGTTAGAGAGTCCCTGCTCTTTATAGGAGTTACAAAGCATCTGTCGCCAAACGTTTTCCAATTTCCTTCATTCTTATATAAGTATATTTGGTCAATAGCACAAAAATACAAATCATCTTTGAAATATGATCTACTATTTTTCTTAACACCCTTCATATCATAGAATATTCTAAATACGTTATGGTGTATTACTATTATGTCTCCAACTTTTATACTCGTTTTTATAGCTTTAGGTATTTCTACTACGACT